AGGCAGAACAAAGAATGCTAAAATGCATAGCATTACTATGATGTACTTGATAACTCTCATTAGAATAGCTTAGAGATTACTTTTAGAGCATTCAAGCTCACATAGTGTGTGCCATTATATTCTCTGCCTCTCAGCTCAAATGTTACCTCTACCACTTCATTCACCTGGATAAAGTCTAGTAGGTCAATGTTGTCATTCACTAGTTGAAATTTCACCTCTTGAGGATACTTGTCATCAGGGTTACCTACTCTAAGTATAAACTCTTGTATTCTGAACTTTTCAGATACTTGTTTGATTGGCAATTTATTGATAATTGCTCCAGTTGTTGTGTGTGTCATTTTGATAATTTATATAGGTTTAAAAATCGTGCTGTAGTGCACTTGAATTCTGTTATAGGGTTATCAGTTGACTTTTTAGTCACTTGATAAATAACCATTCCAGCCTTATCTGAGATAGGCATAACCAACTGCTCCCTAGTTTTGTTGATGTATGTTTTGTTTACTTGTATCATTTTTTGTTGTTTAAATTGTTAAATTCTTCTTTGCTTACCTTCCTAACATCTAGCTGGTCATAGTTGTTTGTAACTAATATACAATAGTCATGACCTGACTTGTTGAATGTCTTAGCTGAGTATCTAGCATACTTGAGATTCTCTAGGCTTGACTCAATAATGAAGTATGATTTTTCCATTACTTACAGTTTAATTGTTCAATATACTCATTGTAATACTCTGTACAAGCTAAAAGACGCTCTCTAATGGCTTCTTCTGTTGAAATGTTACGTTCATACTGAAGTACTGTTATTCGTTTCTTAGGCTCAATGTGAGATACTTTGTGAATAGATTTATTATCCCAGTCAGAAAGTAGAAAGTCATCTGTGTCAATCATGCAGTAGATTAGCTCAGCTGATGCCTTATCACATAGCATCATGTACCCTCTCAATTGCCACTCATAATCTTTATTTATTCCTTCTGCTGAGATAGCTGGAAAAGTCTCTAAGGACCATGAAGTCTTAATGTCAATAATTGAATTGTCCAGGATGATGTCAGGAGTTCCGATTAGACAGTCATTCTCAATAGTTTCTTCATTCTTGATGTAGAATGTATCTCTAATCTGATTGACTAACTCAATAGACTCATGCTCCCAGTCAGTGCCTTTCTGCATTGCTTTGGTAGATACAAATGAATTGTAGCCAAAAAAATCCTCTTTTGCCTTGCTTGCGATGTAAGACTTAGTAGTCTGACTCAATACTTCTGACTTTGTGCGTGACTCAGTCATAAGTTTACCTAGTGATGATGGATGCCACTTCATAGTGCTGATGTTAAAAAATGTACAATTTCATTAGTCTTTTGCATCATTACTTTAGTATCTAATTTATAAACTATCTTACAATTATTACATTGAATATAATAAGCAAAATAGCCATCATAATGATTATGATGTCCACATTCACAATGAAAGTCCATACATAAATCTGTTCCTTTCCATTGTATAAAATTATTTTCTATTTTCATAATGCTTGTATTTGTTGGTTAGTTAATAAAAAATCTGACCTTAGCTTAGCTACTGTGTACTTTCCTGATTCAATTGACTTAAGAGCTTCTTTGAATCTGTCATCTGTAAGGGTTGGCTTAGTGGTTGCTGCTACTGAGTTACCATCATCATCTACAGCTTGAAGGCTTAAAAGAGATTGTAAAGTTGCTCTTCTGTAGTAAGTAGTAGCACTAATCATTTTTTGTGGATCAATATTGTCAGGCAATGTCAACCATGACTCTATCATCTCACCTGACTCAATGTCAATTATCTGAGTACTCAGAATCTTGTCATGGATAGGCTGTAAGAGCAGTAATCCATTCTCATGAAGGATAGGCTCAACTGTTTCTAGCAATGCGTTGATGTCAGCATAGCTTTTTTTAAAGTGAGGATTGGTGGAGTTTTTCACTACCTTGCCAATGCTCATCTTTGCCTTGTGAATTTTTATCCACAATGGCACTTTGGTTACTTCTGTTTGCATGTATATTTATTTAATTGTTTACAAATGTAATAATTTTATTTAGTTGTGCAACTATTTTTCATTTAATTTCATGCACATTTCACAATATTCAATCAATTTGTCTAGTGCTATCCCTATCTCAGTAGGGTTTGGTTGTGGTATTTCAGCTCCACGTCTCCATGCTTGGTAGTTCTTTATGAAGTCTAAGTCTTCTTGTGTCATTGTATTGGAATTAATTGTTGTATTTCTTTTTGAAACGTTTCAAAGTCTACCCATCTACATAGATAATAAATAGCTTTTGACTGTGTTAAATTTGATTGATGCTGTATTTGTTCTTTTCTTTGTCTATCACCTTTACTGGCTTTTAATTCAATTGCGAATTTTATACCATTTGGTAAAGTACCTTCCACGTCTGCCATCCCTTTATTGAGTCCTTTAAGAAAGAAACCACCTGATTTCTTACTAGCATCTTTTCTCCATCTACCTTCGCTGGATACTCTCCTGACATCTAAACATCCATACATTACTATCATGTAGTCTTCAATTAATTTAGTAATTGCATTAGTGTCATTTACTTTTTTGCTAGTTCCTTTGGTCACCTTAATGTATGGTACACCATTCTCATCTAACAAAGTTTCGGTAACTGTTTTTAATACATCTTTAGATTTTAATACCTTATGTCTAGCTTTGTATTTCTTTTCAGTTGCTCCTAAAAACAAAGCATTCTGACCTTGCATTTCTAAATCAATACAAATCTTAGTAAATTCTTGTAGTGTCATATTGCTTTCGATTTGTAGTAGCTTTCAACTAAGTGCTCATTTTCAAGCTCCCAAAATTCTTTAAGTAAATTTATAAATCCTTTATGTGGATTGGCAGTCATCCATTCTACCTCTAGTGTACCTTTATGGTCAGTTATGCTAAATATTTCTTCATCAAAGCAATAGCTTACTATTTTGTTTTTAACATTTTGAAGTCTCTCAGATCTCCATTGTTCTTGTTGATTGTAATTTATTATCATAGTTCTGAAAAAATTATGTATCTACCTTTGTGATTTTTATCTTTTGAAATTTTATAGCCTTTATGCTTAGCATACTCAAGTAACCATTTAGAGAAACGTTGAGGAGTCATGTCTTTATAATTGTAATCTAGCTCAAATGAACTTAATAATTCGCTGTTATAGTAAATAACACCTTTAACAAGTTCATTCTCACTAATGAAGTCATAAAAGTCCTTACTAGTAGCTTGAATAAATCTCTTTGCATCGGCATTGATTCCTATTGACTTAGTAAGTCCTTCTCTTAAGTATAGCTGTAGATTCTTTATCATGTAATTATCAAATCTTAGCCAGTCATCTGTGGACCATTGGTCAAATAGTAATTTTCCATAATGCTTAAGAGGTGAGTTGTTAGAGTTAAAGTATTGAAAAAACTCAATCTCATGTCTTCTACGATCATGACTACCTCCAGCTCCTTGAATGACATAATTAGTAGTTATGACTATCTTAGGTGACCTTTCAAATGGGATAAACACCTCATCTTTATTTTTACGATTGACAGTAATTCCTTCAGATACTATCATGAATAATTGCTCAAAGTTAAAATTCTTAACAACATCATCAAATGCTAAAATCTGAGTATCTAAATTGACTCTTTGATATAAAAAGTCTGACTTACTAGGATTGTACATTTTACCATCTATCTTTACTGTCTTTCTGATGTGATTAAGAGCTGTCAACATTAACGACTTACCACTACCACCATTAGGATTCTCATCTATTTCTTGATCATTAAAGATAATTGCTTTTTGATTGGTCCTATCTTTATAGCCATGAATTAGATAACCTAATGTAGATTGTAGTGCAGCTATTCTCTTAGGCTCTTCATTAGATACTTTTTGCACTAAGTCATAAAAGTCATTATTAAAATCATTCACCAGGTGAAAATCTCTATTTATAATTTGATTCTCCCAAATATATCCTTCAACATCAATGTAACTTAACATCTTAGACTCATCCTTAGTAACTTTAACAACACCATTTAGGAATGGTAGGTATGAGCAGTCATGACCATCTTGCAACATCTTAAGACTGACTGAGTCAATCATGTTAAGGTGATTCTCTGAAAATAAATAAGGTGACCTAGAGCAATGATTCCAAATGTTTATGTGTCCCTTTTTGATGAGGTAAGTAAGTACAAAATCTTTAATTTGTTCAACAGAAGATAACCTAACTTTATTTTCAATGACTCTGACAAATGTAGGTTTCTCAGCATTCTCAGGATAAAATTTGTTAAATCCATTTTTCACTAAGAAGTTACTATATTTCAATGGCTCAATATCAACTACTTCTTTTTTAGAAACAGTCCAAAAGATGTCATCACTACCAGTATCTTCTTTGATGTCAATTAGTGTTTCTGTGGTGATGTTGTGGTCCTTCTTAATTTGCTCATCATCTACACCATTCTTAACTTTTAGCTTGATTCTGTCAATGGTAGACTTGTCCTCAAAATACTTGCTGTTAAAGTTGCTTTTTTTATACGCTGACTTTATAGCTGATAACATTTCAGAGTGAGTGAAGTCTTCATTTGTAGTGTACTTATTGTATAGATATTGTTCAGCTACATCTTGATTTATACCATAGTCACAAAGACAACATGCTAATTCAAAAATAAAGTGATTCCTACTACCATCTATGAAAGAAGTTTTAAATTTAAACTTTTCAATAAGTTCTAGCTTCTTATTCTCATCTTGCAGTATGCACACTGGAGGCTTTTCAATGTAATCAAATCCTTTATCTTGAGTAATTCCTTCAAATACTAAACAGAATTCATTGAAATAAATATCAGGATCATAAGACTCAAAGCATACTCTACTAACATCTTGATTCTTTGAGTCAAAATAGTCAGACTTAAAGTATTCAGAGTAAGCAAGAAACCTTCTCTTATGTTCTACAGCAGTTGACTCAGGTATTCTTATGACAGCTTTTAGTCCATTGCCACCAGGTGACGTGAATACTATCACTACATAAGGATCATTGATTAGTCTTTCTCTCTCAGCTTTCATTATCTCAGAAGATGGATAACCATCAAAGTCTAATATACAAAGCCCTGAGTGATCAATCAATCCTTTGGCATTCCTTTCAGAGAATGTACCATTAAACATAATTGCAATAAGTCCCTTTTTAGCTGTTGAATACTTAGGATCTTTCTTGTCTACTGATCTAATTAGATTAATCTTTTCAATAAGTTCAGGAGTTCCTAATTTAATTCTAGAAACTACCTCAGCTAGATTAAGATTGAATGGAGTCTCTTTCGAGTTAAACAATGACTTGAATACAGATATTTTTTTCATAATTCTTACTTTTATTCTTGCTAAAAAAAAAGAAGGGGAAAAGTAGCAAGAAAACTTTTTAAATGGATGCCTCCAAAACCCCTTTGCAAATGTAATAATAAAATTTAATTTTCCAAATGCGTGACAAACATGACAACTATGGGACAACTTTAAAATTCCTTGTCACGCCTATAAGCTATACTGGTATTGAGTTACAGCAAAAGCGTGACAACTAGACAACTTTTTTTGGTGGTGTC